GAGAAATCACACTTCAGCACAGATGCACGGCGTCTTGGAAGCTTGGAAGTCAATCCGCCTATGTACCAGAGGGGAGTTGACACCCTCAGGCGAACATCCTTGACTGTTGGCTCCCCTCACCTTTTTTTAAATAGGACATAAAATGGCAAGTACAAAAAAGAATAAAGAAATAAACGCAAGTAATCTAGTAACAATAAAACCAATTACAGACAACCAAAAAATTGTTTTTGAGTCTTGGAAGAAAGGACAAAACCAATTTCTTTATGGTGCGGCTGGTACAGGCAAAACATTCTGTGCATTGTATCTCGCAATGCAAGATGTAATGAATTTACAAACTCCATACGAGAAGGTTGTGTTGGTTCGTTCACTTATACCAACAAGAGAGATTGGTTTTTTGCCAGGCGATGAAGACGATAAGTCTGCGTTGTATCAGATACCATATCAAAACATGGTGCAGTTCATATTCGAACAACCTAACGAGCAATCGTTTAACAATCTATACGACAGGTTAAAAGGTCAAGGCTCATTGCACTTTTTATCAACTTCTTTTCTAAGGGGGTTGACAATGGACAATGCAATTATTATAGTAGATGAGTGTCAGAATATGAATTTTCATGAACTTGATACGATTACAACTAGAGTTGGACAAGACGCAAAGATTGTATTCTGTGGGGACTTTGACCAAACAGATTTGCAAAAACAAAATGAGAGAAATGGTTTACATGATTTCTTTAGAATACTAGATGAGATGGAAGAATTTAATTGCACCGAATTTACTATTGGTGATATTGTTCGGTCAGGATTTGTTCGTAACTATCTTATCAATAAAATACGCCTTGGATTTGGAAACGAATAATGAGTACATTTTTTTGGGTTATGATGGGAATAATATTAGCAATTTGGGGTTGGACTATCTACGAGTGTAAGGTTCTTAGAAAGAAAGATAGGGAAAGGTGGGAGAAATGAATTTAGAAAAACTTAGAGCTCAACTAGAAATAGACGAGGGAGTAAAATACGAAATTTACAACGACCATCTTGGATATCCTACTTTTGGTGTTGGTCATTTGGTATTAGAAACTGATCCAGAATATAACTCTCCAGTTGGAACTTCTATTAGTGAGTCCAGAGTTATCGAAGCATTTGAACAAGATTGTGACAATGTTTTACTAGACTGTACTATTTTGTATCCAGATTTTTATGATTTGCCAGAAGAAGCTCAACAGATAATTGCAAACATGATGTTCAACCTTGGCAGAACTCGTTTAAGTAAATTCAAGGGAATGAAACGTGGTGTTGATGCAAAAGATTGGAACGCAGCTGCAGACGAGATGGTAGACAGCAGATGGTATCGACAAGTGACAAACCGAGCAAATAGATTAGTGGAGAGAATGAGAGCAATATAAAGTATGTTTCAGCACAAACCAGTGGAGTTGCAACCTATAACCGCAACAAACCAAGACGGAGTACGTCTATACAAAACCCCAGAGGGTAATAAGTATCCATCAATTACAACTGTTTTATCAGTTCGTAATAAGAAAGGAATAGCAGAATGGCGTAAACGTGTAGGTAACGATGTTGCTAATCACATATCAAGAACAGCTGCAAATCGTGGTACTAAAGTTCATCATATGTGTGAAGACTATTTAAACAATGTTGAATTTAATTCTCCAATGGAATGGGAGAAACACAAAAAACATTTCTTACCGTATTGTCTTTTTCAACAATTAAAAGATAATGCGTTAACTTACATAGACAACATCTATGCTCAAGAAGCTGGATTGTACAGTGACAAGTACAAAGTAGCAGGCAGAGTTGATTGTATTGCTGAGTATAAAGGTGTGCCGTCTATTATAGATTTCAAAACATCAACCAAAGAACGTAAAGATGAATACAACGAAAGTTATTACATTCAAGGTTCTGCGTATGCTGAAATGTTTGGTGAACGTACAGGTGTAGAAATATCTCAGGTGGTTATCTTGGTCGTGACAGAAGATGGAACTGTTCAAGAGTTTGTTAAAGAAAAACACGATTACCTTAATTCTTTAGTAGAAACTATTGCGGAGTGGAATGAACAAAATAAAACGTAAGAGACTTGACAAGTTAGTGTCTGTTGTGGTATAAATATAGATACAATTTGTTGATGCAAGTTGAGAGCTGATCTGGACGGGGGTGCAAATCCCCCCAGCTCCACCACAAATACATTGGAGAATAAAATGGATTGGATTACAGCAGACCTTATAGATGCAATAAATGAAACATCTTGGTTTGATGGTATTGGAACAATACTTATTTTACTTGCCACTTATGCAGCTTATAAGTGGATTAAGAAAAATATCTAGTGTGTTTGTGATGGGGCTGAATAGGTTCGACAGGCAGAGGTAGATGAGTGGAGAATTGTCGGGTGATTCCGTTATCGGTCAAAACTATAAATGCAAACGAAGATAACTTTGCACTTGAGGATTATGCGCTAGCCGCATAGTTGCTCGGGGTTTTGGTGAGTTCCTATCAACAGAATACTCACCACTTTTATAATGACTATAGGAAATAATAATGGCGTTTACTACATCAAAAACATTTACAGTTGCAATAGAGAATATTGCTAAAGATTTAAATATTACACATATGGACGCAATTCTATATTATTGCGACAAAGAAGGCATTGAACCTGATTCAGTTGGTTCTCTTATTTCTAAAGGACTGAAAGAAAAAATTGAAGCAAATGCAAGAGACTTGAACTTTTTACCTAAAAGAGCTCAACTGCCTATATAAAGAAAGCCTTTCAATGGAAGCGATTGATACCTACCTGATGTATTGTGCAATGAAAGCACACTTCGGCAAAACTGATTATGACTTTGTTACCTATCATGGCAAAACTCGTATCAAGCGAGATTCTTTCTACAAGAGAAAGGATAGAGGTTTCTTTGTCAAAATTTCAAGAAAATATAAAACAGAAGAAAACATAAAGAATTATTTTGTCTCTAATTTTATTAAGGACGGCAAAGGTTATGTGTCTAACTTCAGTGATGAAAACTATGAGGAATGGAAAGACAAAAGAGTTAATTTTTACAATCAATTTACACTAGAGATTAAGCCTTTAGTTAAAAACTTCAATCCCCTTTTTAATATTGAGAGTGACGAACACCCTATATTATTAAAGGAATATCTTGGAAAGAGAGTGTCATTAGAAACTCTTATTGTACTTGATGAGTTGGTTGAGTTTAGTAAAACGTGGAACAAAAAATTATCTGAGGATTACATATGGCAAGACATTAAAAAACTTATGAATAATTATAAAAGGTTCTTGACTTTGGACAAGGAAAAGTATAGAATGGTATTATTAAATCTAATAGAAGGAGTTTAACTATAATGGATTTAGGTGAAATTGTGACCACTGAAAGAGCAGAAATCGCAATTAAAACACTCGACATTGTTGAGTCAGAAAACAAAAAACTTATTGCAAGGGTGAAAGAATTAGAGTACGATTGTGCTGAACTTTCTAAGAAAAATTCTGAGATGAGCGAAAGAATTAAAAAACTTGCAATGCGACAACCATCATGGCCAAAGGGGTTTCGCCCTCAAGGTCGCAGACCTGATAACAGGAGAGATGACAGACGATAAATGATTTGTGGGGTTATAGCTCAGTTGGGAGAGCGTCTGGTTTGCATCCAGAAGGTCGTGGGTTCGATCCCCTCTAACTCCACCACTTTTACTGCTGGTATAGTTAAACGGTATAACAGTTGCCTTGTAAGCATCAATTCTAGGTTCGATTCCTTGTACCAGCACCAATTTTGAAAAGGACATATTATGGGAACTAAAGTATTAACACTCACATTAATTGCACCAAATAGAAAACCACCTAGTAGTAATGTGCGGTGGTTTGCACTTGCACTTGCACTCATGAGTGTCATTTTTCTTGCATCGGGAAGTGTTGCTTCTCAATGGATAGGTTGGTCGTTGTCTGTGGTTGCTTGTGTGTTTTGGGCAAATTTTGCAAGGTTAGATAAAGATACTCCAAGAATGTTGATGGAGTTATTTTATCTTGGTGCATCTATTTGGGGGATATACAATTGGATATAGAAGTAACACTTAAAGACTTCATGGGAAGCGACTTGACTGTTGTTAATGCAGCCAGAGTTTCTTTTGATAAAGAATCTGATTGGGAGAAAGGATTTGATAACGACTTAGAAGGCCTTCTTAATTACAGTGATGAAAAATTAATAAAGTATCTTGCAAAACACAATCACTGGAGTCCATTCGGTCATGCGTCTATGCAGTTTAGAATTAAAGCTCCTGTGTTTGTTGCAAGACAATTAGTTAAACATCAAATTGGTTTAACGTGGAACGAAGTATCTAGACGATATGTTAGTGATGACCCATCAATCTATTGTCCTGATACATGGAGAGCAGCTGCATCAGATAAGAAACAAGGTTCTGATGAAGAAAAGACTGTAGAGTGGATTAAGGACAGTTATCCTGATGATGAGGACATAAGAGTTGGGACTGTGTACAATAAAGCTGTTGAACACGCAGTTAAAGCTTATGATATGTTAATCGAGGGTGGTGTTGCACCAGAACAAGCACGAATGGTTCTGCCTCAGTCTATGTTTACAGAATGGTATTGGTCTGGAACACTTTATGCATTTGCAAGAGTATGTAACCTAAGATGCAAACCAGATGCACAATATGAAACAAGAATGGTTACAAATAAAATTGACAAGGTTGCACAGGATATGTTTCCTGTTAGTTGGGAGTGTTTAAGAACATGAAATCTTTAGTTATTGGCAATGGAGAATCACGTTCGTGGTTCAATCCAAGTAAAAACAATATTGGTTTAGACGAAGTTAAAACTTGGGGATGCAATGCAATTTATCGTGACGGTGTAGTAGACAATCTTGTTGCAGTTGATTACGCAATACAACAAGAAATTGTTAAATCTGAGTATCCACTTGAAAATAAATGTTGGTTTACAAACTGGTCTGTTGTTCCAGATTTTGTAGCAGACACAATGTTTATGGGATACAACATACCCGAATCTTTTATTCATTATAGTGGAGATGGTCTAACTGGTAAATGTGTTATCTCAGGCAAAGACCCTGCTACTCTGCAAGAGAAAATTGATACAGCTATGCACATGAATCCAGACTTAGATGCAGATGACCTTCGTATGAAAATGGAAAAGGACTCTGGTGTTTGGATTACCTATGTTACTGGTGAAGAAAGAATTTGTCCTATTGGAGAATACATTAGGGGTTGGTCTGCGGGCAATTCTGCATTACATTTAGCATGTGACCCACCTATGCACGAAACACTAGGTAGATTTCCTGTTAAACCAGATGAGGTATATATGATTGGATATGACTTGTCGGCATATGATAAACCACTAAATAATATGTACAAGGGTACAGACAATTATCTTCCAGCAAACGCAAAAGGATTTAGTGCAGTAAATTGGGGCAAACAGCTAAAATCTATTTTTGTTCTAAATTCTGATACTACTTTTTATTGGGTTGATGCAACAGAAGAAGGTAGAACATTAGCAGATGCATTTTATTTAAAAAATGTAAAATATATTAATAAAGACAAATTATGTGAGGAATTAAAAATAACATGAGTGGAGTTCCTATATTCCCAGCTGGTATTATAAAACAGTATAATAGTCCAATACCATTTGTTGATACGATTGATCTAAATCAATTTTCATACGAAAAATTTAAGGGTTCAACGAAATTAAGAACGGAAAAATATTTAAATATATTACTTGACCCAGCAATGAAAGACATTGCAACATGGATTGAAATGCAAGCCAAAGATTATCTAGACAACGAACTTGGCCTAGAGTATGAAGAATTTTTCTTTTCGGAGAGTTGGTTAAACATTAGTGGTAAAGGTGGCAAACAAGGAATACACAATCACTCTAACTCAATCATTAGTGGAACATACTATTTAAAGTCAGAGGACGGACACCCACCACTGGTTTTTCACAGATCAAAATACGATAGTGTACCATTCATATCTCTTACGGAACATTATAAAAAGGGAAACCCAAACACAGCTTCTAAGTTGTCTTTTCCCTGTACACAGGATTCTATGATTGTCTTTCAATCTCAATTGTATCATGGTCATGCACCAAATGATCTTGATAAAGAACGGATTGGACTTTCTTGGAATGCTCTTGTCAATTTTAGACAAGATGACAAAAGTATATATAGAGTAAGGTTTGTTCAAGAAGATACTTGACTTTCCTTACACAACTGTATATAATTATTAAATAACATACGAAAACATACATTCACATAAGGAGAAAAATATGTCGTTAAGTTCACTTAAAAAGTCTAATTCATTAGACAAACTGCTTGGTGCAGTTAAAGAGGAAAACGCACCCCAAGAGAAGAAGTCCTATAAGGACGAACGAATCTGGAAACCAGTAATGGATAAAACAGGTAATGGTTATGCTGTTATTCGTTTCCTTCCAGCTGTTGAGGGTGAGGATATGCCATGGGCAAAGGTCTGGAATCACGCATTTCAAGGCCCAACTGGTCAGTGGTACATCGAGAATTCTCTTACCACACTCGGTCAGAATGACCCTGTATCAGAACTAAATTCATCTTACTGGAATTCTGGTGTAGAGTCTGACAAGGAAATTGCTCGTAGACAAAAACGTAAGTTGCAATATTATTCCAACATCTACGTTGTTAAGGACGGTGCAAATCCTGAGAATGAAGGTAAAGTATTCCTTTATCGTTTTGGTAAGAAAATCTTTGACAAGATTATGGAAACCATGCAACCTGCATTTGAAGATGAGTCACCAGTAAATCCTTTTGATTTTTGGGAAGGTGCAAACTTCAAGTTGAAGCTTCGCAAGGTAGACGGTTATTGGAACTATGACAAGTCAGAGTTTGAAGCACCATCAGCATTGTTTGATAACGATGATGACATTGAAGCAGTATGGAAGAAAGAGTATGCTCTATCAGAGTTTACTTCTGAAAAAAACTTCAAGTCATATGATGAGTTGAAAACTCGTTTGGATATGGTTCTTGCTGGAACTACTAAGGTTGGAAGTGCAGCTGAGATTATGGAAGATGCTCCTAAAGCAGCTCCTGTAGTTGATACTGCTCCTGCTCCTGCTCCATCGGTAACACAAGATGATGAAGATGATACTATGGATTATTTTCAGAAACTTGCAAACGATTAGTAGAGATACTATGAACAACCCTCTATTGAGAAATCAATAGGGGGTTTTCTTTTAGTAAGAGTAATTTAATGCAGCTACTGCTGGGTTAGGATTTCTCGTACTTGTATTGGTAAAGGTCGCACTAGAAGTTGAATTACTATTAACAACATTTGTAGATTTTGCATCAACCACGACAGTTGAACCACCAGTTGCCTTATCTAATTTTGCTTCGGTCATTTGTCTAGCTCTTGTATCCATAAGACTTTGAAAATTTGGTCTACCAGCAACATTACCTGCCATTGCTGGGTTGGGTGCTACTGCGTTAGTAACAACTGGAGCAATTAATTCTCCTGTTTCTGGATTCATACCAGCAAATTCATAGACACCTTTGGGAATAGCTCTTGATGCAATCCCCGATATACTAAACATACTTCCACCTGGCTTGGGTAACACTGATCTGAGAACGGTCTTTAAAAAGTCTTTAGCCATATCTGCCATATTACCTAAAGCAGCTCCAACTTTTTCGGGGATACCACTAAAGAAATTGCCGATACCATCAAACACTTTTTTAACTGCATCTGAAATAGTTTGGATAGGATTCATTGCATTTAGTTTTTCTTTGAGGCTTTCAAATCCAAATAAACCAGCAACAAAACCAACTAGTTTAGTAATCATACTAGGTATAAATCCAAGAATAAATCCTATAAATTTAGCCCCTCCGACTTTGAGTGCTTCGCCTATACTACCAGTTTCTTCCAAAGTCTTTTGAAAATCATCAAATGCAGTTTTAAGAGCAAAAACAACCACACCAATCGCAGCTGCGATTGCAATTATTGGTAAAAGGGGTGCAAGTGTAGTGGCTAAAGATGCTTTTGTTGCTAACATAGCAGCTTTCATTGTTATGAACCCAGCTTTTATTGCTTTAAAACCATTTACCATTGCTGTTGCAATTTGAAATATTTTCATTCCAACTAAGAAAGTAACAACCGAACCTATTCCAATAACTATGCTACCAATACCAGATTCGTCACCAAATAATTCGCTAATTCCTTTCATAAAACCGCCACCTTCACCAAAGAACGCATTATAAAATTCTTTTAATTTGGGAAGAGCAACATCTACAATATAATTTTTTGTGTCTTCCCATAGTGGACTTTTTAAAAATGCTATAAGTGCAATTGCAAAACCAGCAATTGCAAACCCTTTTATAAGAGCCATCACACCTTTACCAGCAGACTTTAATTTTTCTTTTGCACCATCTCTTAAAGAGGTAATTCCACCAGCAATCTTACCAAGAAGTCCTTCTTGTTTTGCAGCTAATGCTCGTTGTTCAGCCTTTATTTCTTTTTGTGCGCTCGCACTTGTAGCGTTTTTTAATCTTTCTGCTAATTCTGACTTTTGAATTTCATATTGTAATTTATTAAATTCTTTACTATCTGTTGCAATTTGACCATTTGCTTCAAGTGTAGCTTTCAGTATTTCTGCTTGATTTTTTTGTTCTGCAAATTGGTCAACAGTAGATGACTTAATTGATTCTGCAAGTTGTTCCGTTGCAACTTTATCATCTTTCTGTAATATTAGTTGTTCTTTTCTTGCTCTCAATTCTTCTTCACTAATACCTAGTGCGGCCGCAGCTGATCTAGATATTTCTAGATTAATTGATTTCGCTACTTTTGCATTAACTTTTATTTGATTCAGTTCAGCTTTAGCTTCTTTTATTTCTTTAGTTCTACCATCACCATCTTTAATCTGTTTATTTAATGCAGACATTCGTTCTTTACGATCTTTATCAGCTTTATCTGATTCTGCTTGCCTATCGTCTACCAGTTTTTGAGTGGTTTTGCTAAGACCATTTAATGCTGAAACTATTTCATCTGCCATCTGACTTATCCTTATTTCTTAGGTGTCTTTGAAAGTGCTTGTGCGCCAAAGAAAGCTGCAACAATACCAGCAACCGCAATAAAATAAACTCCTGCCATGTCACCTAATATCTTTGCGGCTGAATCAATACCACATACAACCGAAACAACAACACATACAGGATACAATAACATGCCTGCAAGTGCAAACCATGCCATGTTGCGTTGTGCATCTCTCATTGCGTCTGCATCTTCTAGTTCTTTGCGTTTGAACTCTAGATACATCTGTTCTTCTTCTTTGGATACCTTTCCATCGCCATTAGAGTCTGCTGGGTGGTATTCTTTTTTTTCTTCTTCTGCCATGACTTTCCCCTATTACATTCTTCTATTTTCTTGTTCTTGTCTTTTCTTTTCCTCTTCCAAGTAATTCATTAATAGTCCTATGTATATCTCCCTTTCCCAAGGTATCATTTCTTCTAACTCTGCCAAACTCCAATTGTGATGTTGCATCATTCCAAAGTTCATTTGATAATAGTTTTCTAATGAGTCATGTGAAAGGGCTATTCGAAAAAACTTTGCAAACCCTCAATTGGGATTACACTTTTAACTTTTGTCTTGGGGTTCACAACCTCAAGGTCATATGATAATTTGGGCATACTTGAAAAAAACTCACCAACGGATTCAAAGTTTTTTGATGACATACTGTCAATAAAATCTTCTAAATCTTTTTCAGACATATCAACTCTACGATATATTTCTTCTCCATCGTGAACTTCATGTATGCATCTCTTTACCATTTCAAACAACGACTTTGTTTCCCCAAGTGCATTAAAACCTTTCATATCACCAAGACAAGGATACCGCATTATAACACTGATATCATCTGTAAGAGTAATGACATTCGTATGATTTTCTTTCATTTGAACATCAACTTCTTCCAGAGGAATTGAAACATTTACTTTAGTCTCTTCATCATCTGGACAAGTTACTCTTAACTCAGCTATTTCTCCAACAGACTTACTTCTTATCTTTAGAAACACATACTCAATGTCAAACATTGGCATCTTATATGGATCAACTTTATCTTCAACACAATCAGTAATGATTTGAGCAAATGTGCTTTCAATCACCTTGTCATCTTCTGATTCTTGAGCAATCATTAACGCTTTTTGTTCTTTTACAAGAAACGGTCTATACTTTATTGTTGCTCCTGTTGATGGTAAACTCAATTCATAATTTGCACTATTTAATTTAGGTAATCCCATAATTTTAGTCCTCGCTTTATAATCTATTCAGTATCTTTGGTATCGATCCTGTTATTTTTCTTTCAACTGTTCCAGTAAACGTATTCACTATTCTATCAGTTATACTTGTTGCCTGAGCATTAATATCAAGTTGCGTCCAATATCTAAAAGTAAAACTTACTGTATTCTTTATGATTTCATTGTTTGTAGCTTGATTTAATTCAGTTGCCTCAATTGTCTTTGGAAAACACTCCCAAAGTTTTACTCCAAATCTTCGTTTGTCTTGTCTGTCTAATAAATACAAATCAATTTGAGCAATGTAGTCGTTGTAGTATCCTACGTTCCAAGTCTTTTCACTAAATGCTAATTTTTGCCATTCCTCAAAGAACCTTCTTTCAGCAAGATCAGAACTTGCTTGAAATGATACTGATATATCTTCTGCGTAAGTTACTCCATCAACAATCGACCTTGTTGGCCCATATATGTTTGTATCGTCAAGAGTGTTTAAGTTTCGCCCTGGCAAAGTAATTCCCTCTACACGCAACGATACTTGTCTAGCAGTAGTTGGGCCTTTATCTAAACCAATTTTTTGAAGAAAAGTTGAAGAAGAATTTCTTCCTATTCCTGTTGGTGGAATGATTACTGCTTCGAATCTGTTGGGTACTGCGTAACCGTTTTGAGAATGAAACCCAGACAATACATCGTTAAGAACACCAAACGCGGCTGTTTCTATAAATTGTGCGAGACTTCCTGCCATTAGATCATACTCCTAGAATCTTTCCATACTTCAGCTGAAGATGCTTTCTTAAATCTTTGTACTGGTAACAAACACGCAATTTTAAATTCATCTGCATCAACCCTACGAAATTGTGATTTTACTCTTGAGTATAGGTATTTATGCAAAGTTGGTTTAACTATGGTAAGTTTTTTTAATTTACTATAATCTGCAACTATTCTGGTGCTTGACTCATCAAGGTCTTGACTATTTGCAAACGACATAAGCCTATCCAATAATTTTACTCTTAATGGTATTGGCAGATAATGAAAGTTAATACCAAGAAACCCATCAGAGTATCTTTCTATTGGTAACACCAGTGGAAACGTATCGTAGTAAGGCAATTCTTTTTTAAATTTAGGGTCATAGAAAAACATATTCAATTTACCATAAAATTGTCTTTTGTTCCTTTTGCCATCTCGTATCAAATCCATCGCAACAGGCTTACCAAATTCTTTAATTTTATTACGATACCACCTAACGGAACGATCTGCTCCTTTTGTTTCATCTTTAACTGATTGTATAAAATTGCTAGTTGCCATAACTCTATTTATAACGAATGTTAAGATGATCTTCGGTCAGTATCTTAAATTCCATATTATTGTCTAGACACCACTCATTTGCGTATTTCCATTTTGCTTCGTTTATACCCCACGTTTTAACTTCGTTGAACCATCGTTTAGTTTTTCTCTTGGGTTGAGATGGTGGTGGTTTGCATTGAGCTTTAGGTTTAACTTCTATAATAAACTTTTTGATGCTTCCGTCATGTTGTTTTGTTTTTATATAAAAATCTGGGAAATATCTGTGTATTTTTCCGTCCCAAGGTGATAAATAAGGTATAATGATTTCTTCACTGCCCCATTCAATAATAGAATCACTGGAGTCGCAATAGACCATAAACCTACGTTCCCAGAGAGAACGATAAATAACTTGAGAGTAATCCCCTTTATATTTTTTGGGATTTTTTGGAATATAACGACCTGAGTATGACATAACTTATAAATAGTATATATAAGGAAGAACTATGGCAATATTAGATGGTATAAAAAATGCGGTTACTGCAAACGTAGCCAGATCAGCAAACAAAGTTGCTGTCAACGGTTTAAATAATATTGTAGGTGATATATTTGGTACAAACCCCCTCACTGGCCCAGCTGCTCAATTAGCACAACGACAACAATCAAAGTTTTGCACTAAAAATCTTGCGTATCCTGCTGGTGTTGAAGGTGATGACCAACAAGGTCATTATGTTATATTTGAAATTTTAGAACAAAACAAAGCAAAATTAAAATCGTCAAAGGGCGAAAATAAAATAGCAGAACTTAAAGAAGAAGTTGACAAAGACTATGAAAAGGGTAATGTTGGAGCTGCACAAAGACAAAAAGCAATTGACAATTTAGAAAAAGAAAAAGAAAGAGTTCGTGTAGCTGGTAGAAAACGTGAAGGTGCAGGTGGCAGTAGTAATTCAATCCAACTGTCAAGAGGTGCGACAACCAGAATATCAACTATGATTGCGTTGTATATGCCTGCTTCGATATCTGTTAGTTACAACTCAAAATTTGGAGAACAAGAAATTGGTGCATTAGCTGGTGCAGCTGCAGGCGCATTAGACGCATTTGCTGGTCGAGGTGATGCAGATGGAAGCACTGCTTTAAAAGGTGCATTGAACGAGTTAGGAAAGGGTTCGGAAGCTGGACTACTTAAAGTAGCTGATGCCGTAGCCCCTGGCGCTACTGCGTTAGTTGCATTAGAAAAAGGTGCAGTTAGGACTCCAAAAATGGAACTGATGTTTGAGGGTATTGGAAGAAGAGAGTTCTCATATGAGTTTACTTTCATACCAAAAAGTGAGGAAGAAGCTGAAACAATAAAAGAAATTGTAATGCAATTTAAATTTCATATGGCATCTAAGTACACAGATGGAACTTTTAGAGAAATGGAAATACCAAGTTTCTTTAACATAAGATATATGTACAAAAATGGAATGAACGAACACCTCAATAAAATATCAACTTGTGCTTTAGAAAGTATGGACGTAAGTTATGGTGCAGATAGGTTTGTTGCATATGAAGGTGGAGTTCCACAAACAACAAAAATTTCTTTGAAGTTTAAAGAAATGGAAATCATCACCAAAGACCAAATTGCACAGGGGTTCTAAAAAATGTATTTTGCACAATTTCCTTTAACTATTTACGACTCTGTTGGAAATGAAAATTACAAACTTGTAACTAATTTATTAAAACGAGTTGCAATTCGTTCTAAAGTAAAAGTCAACACTTTATTTTTTGATACCTATGATGTTAAAGAGGGCGAAACACCAGAGATGATTGCAGACAAGTTATATGATGACCCAGAACTGCATTGGATAGTACTTATGGTTAATGACATTACTGACAGGTATCATCAGTGGCCAAAGAATCAAAATCAATTTCTTTCTCATATTAATGACAAGTATTCTAATATTAGTGGAACACATCATTACGAGATAAGTCAAACTTCGGGCGATACAACTATAAAGATTAATATTGGAACAGACAACACAGATCACCCAACAGCAACTCTAATCACTAACTATGAATATGAACAAGAACGTCAGGATGCATCAAGAAAAATAAGGCTTCTTAGTCCAGAATATGTTTCTGATTTTGTAGAAGAATTTAAATCAATTATGAAGGACACTGGATAGTGGCAGATGGATTACAACACGCTGGCGATTTTACTGTTGACGAATTATCTTTAATTACTACATCTGGTCTTAGAGTTAATCTTATACCCAATGTAGTAAAGTTAACAATATTTGAAGATATAAATCAAAGTTGCATAAGTGGTACAATAACAATACAAGATTCAATAAATCTATCTTCTCATGGCCCAATCATAGGACAAGAATTTTTGTCTATGAAGATTAGAACTTCATCTGTTCAAGATGATGATGGGATTATAGATTTTACTGAAAATTTACTTGCAGTACATTCTCTGACCGCGAGAGAAAAAGTTGGTAATGGTGTTCAGTTATACAACCTAAGCTTCGTCAGTATGGAGTTGGTTAGAAATCAAAGAATTAAAGTAAAAAAAAGTTTTACCTTGCCGTGGTCTGATATTGTTTTATCTATGTTAGTCAATCAATTAGAAACTAAGAAAAATATTTTTGTAGAAAAAACTGTCGGTGTTAAAAAATATATTGCACCAAACATAAGACCATTAGACGTTGTTAATACTGCTCGCGATCAAGCAATCGCAACATTCAAATCTTCTCCAACATATATGTTTTATGAAACTCTCAAAGGGTTCAACTTTAGAACGCTTGCAAGTTTGTACAATGAAGAACCATTTATGGAATACACTACGTTTGAAAAGGGTGCGCTTGTTGGGAAAAATGGTGTGATTGATGTTATTAAAGATTTAAATAATGTGCTTGGATATGAGATTGTAGCAAACAATGACACGTTAATGAACTACAGAACTGGCATGTATGGTTCAGAACTTATAAAACATGACATTCGCAATAAATCTATTTCAAGAAAAAAATACAACTACCATAGAGAGTTTAAAAACGAAGATCATATTGTGAGCGGTGTTACAGAGGGCAGAACTGAATACCCTTTAGCAAGTCAAGCTGCATTAAATCCAAGAGGTGAAAGAGTATCAGATTTCTCTGCAAGGACGTATGTTGTACCTACCTCTTTAAATAGTCGAAGTGATGGTCAACATACAACCCCAGATAACACATACCCATACGAACCCTACGGGCCAGAAAAATGGTTGCAGAGAAGAAATTCACAAATGGCACAAATAAGAACTGGACTTAGTGTTAACATAATATGTCATGGCAACACTTATGTAAATGCTGGTCAGAAGGTAATACTTAATTTGCCATACACAGCTGCAGTTACAGCTGCAGACGGTGAAATCAACGATAGATTTTACAAAGGCCCATTCTTAGTAAAAAACATACGACACGATTTTGATTTTGATAAGTCACCACAAAAACATGTAATGATCATATCATTAGTTAAAGATTCTATAGAAGAACCACTAGATTCACTGAAGGATAATTATGAACCATTTGCAGAAGGAGATATTAAAATAATTAAACAAAAGGAGGACTATAACGGCGTAGAAGTAAAAACTGTACCGCCTGGCATTTTCGGGGGGATTACAACATCAGACGAAACATAACTTATTAATAGAAACGAGGACAAATCAATGGCTCAAAAAACTAGAAATTTACTCAGAAAAAAATCATTCCTAAAACAAGAGAGAAACGTAACTCCCATATCAGAAAATGATAAATACGTTATAGAACAAATAGTAAATTATAGAAAACGAGAGCAAACAGGAACGCATGATGAAAACATTCAACGAACTTCAAGAGGGCGTATACGACCCCAATATATTTAAGGCATTCTTTTTAGCAGGTGGCCCTGGCAGCGGTAAATCATACGTTGTCAGGAGAACCACTGGTGGAACTGGACTCAAGGTAGTTAATTCAGATGACGCATTTGAGCGTCTACTGAAGAGGGCAAATATGTCACTCAAAATACCAACCCCCAGCCCAGGCGGTAAGTCGCGTTTTGATCCCGAAAAGGATAAAGAATACAAGCGTTATATGGGAGTGAGAGACAAAGCAAAAGACATAACTAAAGCAAGACAAGCAAACTATCTTGAAGGTCGCCTTGGACTTATCATTGACGGCACAGGTAAAGACTACGATAAGATTTCAAATCAGTCTAATGAACTACGTCAACTAGGATATGACACTCATTTAATATTTGTCAATACTTCACTAGATGTTGCGTTAGAACGTAACGCAAAACGATCTCGTAGTGTACCAGAATCCGTTGTGATTAAGTCGTGGAAATCAGTACAAGCTAACATTGGTAAATTTAATAACCACTTTAAACAAAATTTAATTATTGTAGATAACAATGAAGCTGATGAGGATATAATTAAACAAGTGTTCAAACGCATACAAGGTTTACTTAAAAAGAAAGTTAAAAATACCAGAGCAAAATCTTGGATTGAAATGGAACTGGCAAGGAAAAAACGATAAATTGTGGAAGACCTAATACTCACAGATTCAGCTGCTCATAAAGTTCAAACACTAATTGATGACGAATTTGATGGTGATGACAGTCTTATGTTAAGAGTGTTTATTTCTGGTGGTGGGTGTTCTGGTTTTCAATATGGGTTTACATTTGACCAAGAAGAGGGTGATGGAGATACAGTCGTAATGAATGGAAAGGTCAAATTACTAATAGATCCTATGAGTGTGCAATACCTCATGGGAGCAGAAATAGACTACAGTGAGAGTCTAGAAAGTTCGCAATTTGTGATTAAAAACCCCAATGCAACGACTACCTGTGGTTGCGGTTCATCTTTTTCTGTATAACCCCTTATAAATCAACAACTTACGAACAGCGATTTGCCTTGACAAACCCTGTTCAGACCCTTATAATGGTAACATAAGATGAAAAAAGAGACTACGTTATGAGTGTGACAAAAGAACAAATTGACGATATGACGTTAATGATGGAACAACTTGCTAGTGATGTTCGGGAACTTACATACGCAATGAGGGATTTGACCGAGGTTACAGAACGCCTTAACACTAAAAACTTTGAGGAGAGAAAATAATGACTGTTTCTGTTAAAAAAAAGTTCGACAATATTGATGATGGTATTGCAAATATGATTGCGGCTGCAATCCATGACTACTCTAGCGAACCTTATCGCTTTAATGAGGAAATGAATAAAGAATTTGCAGATGGGTTTGTTGTTAAAAAAGGCAAGAAATACATCAAAATTTTATCAGGCACCAGTGCTTGGGCATTTGTTGTCAATACTGATGATGATAAGTTGTTCAAGAAGGGCGACCTTTTGAAGTGTGCTGGGTGGGCTAAACCTGCTAGAAACAAACCAAGAGGAAATGTCCTTGAGGGTGGATTTCCAATTAACTGGACAGGGCCTGTTTATCTTTAGAATTTACTTGACAAACCCTGTTGAATTTGATATTATAATTACATAAAATAAAAAAAAGAAGGTAATATGAACGAAATAATGGACAGTCTGTTGAGACATTATATGAATCAAGATATTGCAGTTTTTCACTACAATAGTGAAACAGACAAAATAGAAATTGTTGCATATGTTTCAGTTGATAAAACCTTACCTGATAGTGAAAAGTTAGAAGTAGCATTTACAAAGACTAACTCTATTGATTGTGCGTGGTGGGAAAACAAAGAAGTCACCCCACAATTTAAAGGAGCAGGGTGTCGTAGCACCAGTGTCGGAGATGTGGTTATAATTGAAGAAAAAAAGTACCGTTGTGAAAATGCGGGCTGGAAGGAAATATAATGATTGATGAAATTATGTGGTATGCTTCAAGTGATGAGGTAAACGGTTTGATACCATCTACTAGAAGGCATAGCATAAAGGGTCTATATGGAGCAGAGGGAGAAGAAATTTACTATACTGCATATGATGCCGCAGAAGGGTGTAAAGAAGGTGTAGAACTTCTTGCTTCCAAATGGGGTTACAAGTTTGGTGATTTCAGACGGCCAACAAAAATAGAAAAGGAAATATAATGATACGTTTTATTGTGGGTATGTATTTACTCATTGGTTGTGTTGGTGGATTAGAACAAGATACTATGGGATTTGCCCAATTCTTTTTATTCGCCAGTATCGGAATGGCACTGATGATTTGGTCAATGCCCAAATTAATTGCTCAGGGAGTAAACAATGATTAAAGCATTACTAATTGTAACTGCAATGTCTAATGGTGGGTTTGATTACAAAACTGAAATGCCGAGTATGGAATCGTGCATGGAAGCTAGAACGGTAGTTGAAAAACAAAACTCTGAGGTAAAAACATTGTGTGTTCCTTACAACAGAGTAAGTCCTGAGAAAGAAATACGCGGAGCGTTTGATTTATTCTTTGATTTGATAGAAAGAGTAGAAAAAATTGAAGACAAGGGGGCATGTGTCAAAGAAGGATTATAAATATAGTACATGGTAACATTAACACCATTAGCAAAAGAATACTTACAGAGCGCAGCCAATGAAGGCTACGTTACGCTTGGCGTAAAGTCGGGCGGTTGTAATGGATTTGAATATGTGTGGGGAATTGCAAGCGAGGATAATCGTATGCAACCATGCATAAAACCTATCGAGGGATTTTTGTTAATAGATCCCGAAGCAGAAACATATCTTGATGGAAGTCAAGTGGATTATGTTACTGATTTATCTGGTTCATTTCTCAAGGTTTCAAATCCATCAGCAACATCATCTTGTGGTTGTGGAGAAAGTTTCGGTGTATGAATATAAATGTAAAATTGTAAAGGTGATCGATGGAGACACTGCTGATGTTGATATCGACTTGGGCTTTGGTGTTTGGTTAAAGAAACAAAGAATCCGTTTTTATGGTATTGATACACCAGAAAGTCGCACTTCAGATAAAGTAGAAAAAATTTATGGCCTAATGGCAAAAGAAGTTGTGTTAAGTTATTTGCCAGTTGGTTCAACACAAACACTACGCACCAGACAAGACGGCAAAGGAAAATACGGAAGAATTTTGGGTGAATTTCTTATACACGATGCAAAGACAGATGCCCAGATGACGCTTAATGATTTCATGATACGAGAACATTATGCGGTCGCTTACTTTGGACAAAGTAAAGAAGAAATAGAAGATGAACATATTGTGAACAGGAGTTTAGTGGAGAGTGATAAAAATATATGATGATTTCCTAGATATCAATCTGTATGATCGACACCATACTGGGCCTTGACAAAACGTGTTGAGTATGTTATCCTATTCATATAGTCAAAAAACAAAGGAAAATCCTTGAATCAAGTAACCGTAATCGGTGGAACTAAGAAACAACGTCAACTGACAGAAAATGTCGTATGGTATTGTATTTCTGAATTGATGCCTAGACATTCAACTCTAGAAATTGAAGTTCAATTGACTAAGTGTTTAGATGAAGGTGCATATGGTTTTTGTATGCAGATGAATAGTGATCGTGAGTTTACAATTGAAGTGGATAAACGTATGCACAAGTTTAAGAATGGTAATCTAAACTTATCTGGTCTAAAACGATTTATTCAAACGATATGCCATGAGATGGTTCATGTTTATCAAACAGCCACAGGTCTTATGGTAGATCGTGTGTATCCAGTGAAACTTGGTTCTCGCAAATTGTGGAAAACTAAAGATGGTTCTTATGTTGACTATACTCATACTTCATGGTCAAAACAGCCATGGGAACGACAGGCAGTAAGAATGGAAGGTAAACTCGCAAAGGGGTTTATGAAAAGTTTGGTGAAATGAAAATTGAGTGGAAACAGAAAAAATTTACTGACATGAAAAATGTGGTACGGACAGCATTTGTTGCTACTCAAATTTTAGATATGGACAGTGAATATGGATTAAGCTCAGAAATTAAAATTGGGTCAATTATTCCATCTGAAGCTCTAAATGTGTCTAATGAAGGTGAGGGTATGAAATACTGTGCAACGAGAAAAGTTTTTGATGACCAAGTACACACTGATAACAAATACTGTAAAAAATTAACTGATGCTATGATTTGGATAGAAGAATACGAATGATAAAAATAACAGCAAAAAATGATTACGGCGAAAAAGAAACCTTTGAAAAATGGAATGGAAAGTTCTATGATGAGTCTGATTTAGACCAAATCATTAATGTAACAAACGATACAGCAATATATCGCCCAGACTCTACACTAGATGGTGAGGGTGTTCCTATTGCGTATGTGGTAACTAATGCATTTCCAGATAACCGTATGAGAGATATTCTGTATAGTATTGAAGAAAGTTCAGTTATGAGAGCAAACTGTGCTGGGCCTATTGATGCTGAAGAAATGAAAAAGAAAGGTCTTATTGAAGGGGAGCATTACAAACTACGAACGCCCAACTCTTACTACGTCAAAACAAAAAGTGGTAAGTGGGGTATGATTGCGTATGCAAATGAAATTAATTCAGTAATGATTGGTGCAAAACGTGGAAGGTTTACTGGAGCAATCAACATATCAAATCCTATTAAGTGGGAAGAGTTAGAAGAGCTTTGTGTTGATGTTGAAAGAGCGTTTTACAAAGCTGCACCAGAGATATATCGAAGACAACGTAGGTTTGCAGAAGAAGCAATTGCACCAGAACATAGACATGGAATGGTAACAACTCTATCAGCAAACAGGTACAGCGCAATGCAGAGTACCGCTATGGCCGTACACTCTGATGGCAAGGACGTTGAGTATACAACGATGAGTTGTCATCGTCAGGGGTCTTACACAGGTGCTTACCTATCATTTCCGCGTTGGGGTGTAGGTATAGACTTGCCAGATAATGCAGTATGCATTGCAGATTCTAAGTCACTACATTGCGTTACACCTATTCATGGGCCTGGCCAAAGATTTACAACAGTATGTTATACAGATAGGTCTTGTGCAACACAGGGGAACATGGGAAAATCTGAACGACTTATCGGCAGGTTCGCAAAAAATGAAGTTGGAAGTTTAGAAAATTTTATATAAAAGTACCTTGATTTTTCTCCTACCAAGTGGTATTATACTACTATGAATTTTTACACAAATGTACTCCAATACGGCAACTTTCTTTTGGTGCGTGAAGTCAAAGATGGCGAACGTAACATAAACAAACGTGTAAAGTATTCACCAACATTATATGCTCCTGTAGCAAAACAAACACCATACAAAACCCTAGATGGCAAGTACGTTACAAATATTCAATTTGACAACATGCGTGAAGCAAAAGAACACATTGAAGCTTACAAGTCACAACCAGAACTAGTCTATGGTAATACTTTACACACATACAGTTATATTGCAGACAAGTATAATGGTCGTGTAGAGTTTGATATGGAACAACTGATGATGGCAACAATTGATATTGAAGTCAAATCAGAGAATGGGTTTCCCTCACCAACTGAAGCAAAAGAAGAACTAATATCAATCACCATCAAGAACCATCAATCCAAAAGAATTGTGGTGTGGGGTGTCGGTGACTTCACAGCAGAACGTGACGATGTTACCTATATCAAATGTGAAAGTGAAGTGCATCTACTTAAAGAGTTTATGGTGTTCTGGGAACGACACTATCCAGACATTATCACAGGCTGGAACACAGAGTTTTTTGATATACCTTACATATGCAATCGTATCATCAATCTGTTTGGTGAAGATGAATTAAAACGATTGTCGCCTTGGGGTTCGGTGCGAGAAAGATCAGTTTATAAAATGGGAAGAACACAACAAACATACGAGATAGCAGGTGTTGCATCTCTAGACTTCATGGCACTATATCGCAAGTTTACATATACAGCTCAAGAGTCTTATGCTCTTAATCACATTGCGTCTGTTGAGTTGGGTGAACAAAAAGACGGCAATCCCTACGAGACATTCAGTGAATGGTATCAGAAAGATTGGCAGTCATTCATTGAGTATAATATACAGGACGTTGAGATTGTTGACAAACTAGAAGACAAGATGAAGCTGATTGAGCTCTGTCTTACTATGGCGTATGATGCAAAAGTCAATTATACTGATGTGTTGGGTTCGGTAAAGTATTGGGATATTCTCATCTACAACTATCTGCGTGAAAAGAACATTGTCATACCACAAAAGGTTGCACATGAAAAAGCAGAGAAGTTTGAAGGTGCGTATGTCAAAGATCCTATAGTGGGTATGCACAAATGGGTAATGTCATTTGACTTGAACTCACTGTATCCCCATCTAATTATGCAATACAACATATCGCCAGAGACACTTGTTCCAAGTAAGCCAGTGACAGGGCTTGTAGACAAGCTGCTCGAAGGTAAAGCAAGCAATCCAACTGAACACTGTATGACACCAAATGGTGCGTTCTTTCGTAAAGACAAACGTGGGTTTCTTCCAGAGATTATGGAGACTATGTACAATGACCGCACCAAGTATAAGAAACTTATGTTACAAGCATCACAAGAATATGAGAATACCAAAGACCCTAAGTTGTTAAAGGACATATCCAAGTATAACAACATTCAGATGGCAAAAAAGATATCTCTCAACTCAGCTTATGGTGCAATCGGTAACAACTACTTTCGATACTTTGACTTGATGATTGCATCTGCAATCACTACATCGGGTCAGTTATCTATTCGGTGGATTGAGAAATCCCTTAACATTTATTTGAACAAACTATTGGAGACAGATAATGAAGACTATGTTATTGCTTCGGATACAGACTCGGTATACATCACTTTTGACAGGTTGGTTGATAAACTGTTTGGAGAAGGAACGGAGACTAGAAAGGTTGTCAACTTCTTGGACAAGATTGCAAATGAGAAGCTGGAACCATTTATTGAAAACAGTTATACAGCTCTTGCTAAGGTAACGAACGCATACGATCAAAAGATGCAAATGGCGCGAGAAGTTATCGCAGACAAGGGTATCTGGACTGCAAAGAAACGATACATTCTGAATGTCCACGACAGTGAAGGTGTGCGATATAAAGAACCTAAACTTAAAATCATGGGCATCGAAGCAGTCAAATCATCTACTCCAAAAGTGTGTCGGAACAAGATTAAAGAAGCTCTCAAGATTATTATTAACGAAGATTCAAAAGTGCTAAATACATTCATACAGGATTTTCGGAGTGACTTTATGCGCCTAGACCCAGAAGAGATTGCCTACCCACGTTCAGTTAATGGGTTAGAGAAGTTCTCATCATCAAATGGTATGTTCGCTAAGGGCGCCCCTATTCACTGTAAGGGTGCAATACTATACAACCACCTACTGAAGACTAAGAAACTAACGAACAAGTATCCTTTGATTCAAGAGGGAGATAAGATTAAGTTTGTGCATTTGCGTCAGCCTAACGTGTATACAGCGAGTGCGTTTTCTTTCATCACTTTCTTCCCAAAGGAACTTGACTTAATGGACAGAATAGATTATGATACACAGTTCACTAAATCTTTTGTTGAACCACTAAAGTTTATATCAGAAAAGATTGATTGGTGGATAGACGATAGTTATGGAACACAAGGAACTTTGGATGGATTTTTTTAAATGAGATATTATAGATACACGCTTGATGACTTAAAACAATCATCAGATAGAAAATTATTCAGTTACATATCATTCTTCGCAGGGGGTGGTGGTTCGTCCGCTGGATACAAACTTGCGGGCGGTGACTGTAAGTTTGTCAACGAGTTTCAACAGGTCGCGGTAGATACTTACCTAGAGAACTGGCCCAATACACCACATATTTGCGGTGACATTAAAAATGTTACTGGTAAACAAATCATGGAAATGACAGGACTGAAGGTAGGAGAGCTGGATATACTAGACGGCTCACCACCATGTCCGCCGTTCTCTATAAGTGGTACAAAACAGAAAGGCTGGAACAAGGAAAAGACCGCGTATGGTATGAAACAAAAGAACATTGAAGACTTGACTTGGGAACAGATACGAATTGCGGGCGAAATGCAACCAAAAGTTATCGTATGTGAGAACGTAAAAGGTCTGACAATGGACTACGCAAGAGAGCATCTATCCAAGATGGTGCGAGACTTTGAGAGTCATGGATACACCACAGTATACAAAGTATTGAATGGTATTCATTATGGTGTACCACAGAAACGACAAAGAGTGTTCATCATATCCATACGAAACGATGTGATGGATAAGATTGGTATGCCGTGGATGCTTGCGAGTTCAATCTATCCAGAACCAAGAATAGAAGAAGAGCCCACTATAGAGGACGCGATAGGTGATTTGCGTGATGATGAAGAAAACATGGTAGAAGCGCATGACTTATGTGAGATTATGAAGAAGGGTGCAAAATACAAGTGGTTAAAGAGATTACCCAAGAATCCTGATAAAGTGGTATCAGTAGGAGATGATGTAGTAAGACCTTGGTACGATAAGGTAATCAAACATCGTGCGAAATGGGGTAAGGAACTGCCAGAGCCAAAGAACTCATTCTTTCAATCAAGACGAGTGCCGTGGCATCAAGCATCACATACGTTATCAGAACAGGGATTGCAGACAAGTCTTGCGGTGCATTTACACGCATCTGAGGATAGAGTATACACCACTAAAGAAAGTAAACGATTGATGACACTACCAGAAGATTACATATTAACAGGCACATTGAACGAACAGCTCGCAAGAATCGGATTGATGGTTGCGCCTATGTGTATGAAGTATGTCGCAGATAACATCTATGAAACGGTGTTGAAACCATATAAAGAGGATAATTAAATGGTGTTGTATTTATGTCACACATATGGTTTAGAAGATACATTTAACATAAATATCAGGATAACTTAAATATAAAGGGAGAAATTAATGAACCATTATTTAAAAACAGGAGTAGTTGCATTTGCACTCACTCTCGGAAGCATTTTTTCTGTAAGTGCTGATGAGCTTGATAGGCTCGAAACAGAACTTAAATCAGAAGAAGTTGCAAAAACAGAGCCTGCTTTCGTAGTATCAGCAAACGTTGGTATTGCGTCAGAGTATGTTTGGAGAGGAGTAACACAAAGCAATGAAGATCCTGCGATACAAGGTGGATTCGACATTTCACATTCTTCGGGGTTGTACATAGGTACTTGGGCATCAAGTCTGGAATTTAATTCAGCGAAAACAGATGCAGCCAGCACAGAGATTGATGTGTATGCTGGGTATAGAGGACAAGGATTTGGATTGAGTTATGATATAGGATATCTGCATTATCTTTATGCAGAACAAAACGAAGACAGTGGCAGTGGCGACTATAACTTTGGAGAAATCTATGGTTCAGTTTCTAAGTCATTTAACGGACTTCCATTGTCACCAACATTGCAAGCAGGGGTAAGTATTAGTCCTGACTTCTATGGGGAAACTGGATTGGGTGTGTATTCTTATAAGAGTGTATCTCTTGCACTTCCAGCTGGTATAACAGGAAACGTAGTTGCAGGCTATCAAGACATTGAAGACGGCAAAAACTACTTTCACTACTCAGTAGGGGCTTCAAAAACTATTGGAAAACTTACTGGTGCTGTTTCTTGGAATGATGTCACTACAGACGGCGTATGTTCTTCTGGAAATGACTGTGAGGCATTTGTATTTTCACTATCTACATCATTCTAGTGTAGACCAATCAGGGAGTCTTTCGGGCTTCCTGATTTATTTTATTATGGAGAACGACACATGAAAACACTACTTTATTTTTGCGGTATGATGATTGCGATTGCGATAATCATATACATCGCACATCAAAATCTACAATACGCACCATTATCAGACATATGGATTGCGATACCATGATTACCCAAGGCGAACATTACATCACACCCAACGATGCGGAAAAAATAGAAGAACTTCTATCAAAGATAACCGACAAGAAAATTAGAGAGAAACTTGGTATGGTTATCTCAAATTGTAAAGTCGATAAAAGAGAATGGGAGATCATGCATACAGTTAATGGAAACGCAGATATAGATTCGGTGGAAGCTGCGTCTGCATCGTTTTCTCTTGAGGGAACAAACTATCCTTCTTATGGGAAAGGAATCAGAGGAAGGTAAATTGTAACAGAAATGTAACATTTCCGTCATATATACAATTAAACCCCAAAGGAGAAACAGTAATGAAATTAATCATATGTGTCGCGTTGTTGATTGCACCAATGACCGTATTATCTGAAACAAAAAGATTTATCGGATACAAATACACTTTTGACTTAGACGATAACGCGAAAGATAAACTTGCGATCTATGCAAAAATCAAAAAACCATCACTGGAAATGAAGTTCGGAGTCGAGTCCAAGTACAGAGACATGAGCAAATCTTCTGCACTCTTTCTCTCACAGGAGTTCAAGTTCTAGAGTAATGAAATCATCTTCAATTCCCACGAAGAACGATACACTATTTCTTTAATATCACCTTTATATGTCGTTATAAATATTTTAAATCAATATAGGACTATTTATACATGGCAATAGGGTACATAACAGAACAAAACATTAACATAGCAAGAGGGCTTATAAGAGGCGCTAGTGTTGTTCATAAATTTGGTAGAAATCCAAATATAGGTGGTGTTCCAGAAACAGTTTGGATGCACGGTGGAACTTATACCTATTTAACATCTGCTTCAACAGTTTATGTATCAGGTGCTGACGCACAAGACAGCGTTGCTGGAACAGGTGCTCGTACGGTTACCGTTCAAGGTTTAGACGCTAGTTATAACGAAATTGAAGAAACACTTACAGTGGATGGTGCAGTTTCAACCAAATCATTTTTAAGAGTTTATAGAGCCTTTGTTGATTCAGCAGGTACATTACAAACTAATAAAGGTGTTGTGTTAGTATCAACAGGTGCTAGTGGAGGTGGTACTGTTCTTGCTGATATAGGAATAATTGGTACAGGTACTACCTTTGGTTTAGGTCAAACTCAATTAGCTTTATATACAATTCCAGCAGGCAAAACAGGATACTTATGTAATTGGAATGTTGGAATCGGTGATTATAACGACAAAGCTACAGCAACATTATATACAAGAGAAATAGGTAATGGTTTAATTTTTAGAACAAGAGATATTATGGACATTCCAGGCGGACTTCATCAAAGAACATATACAGTACCGTTTGCTTTACCAGAAAAAACAGATATTGAAATTAGAGCAATCGCTTCTACAGGTACAACTGTATCATCAGCATTTGATATAATTTTATTTGATACACCTAGGACTATGCAAGTGAGTGGTGATTAATGAAATTCGTTGATCCGTTCAGCCCAACCATTATGGAAACAATGGTATCAGAACAATTCCTAGACATCGTAAACGCGGTTGGGAATGACGTTCTTTCATCTGATACCAAGTCGATTCAATACGATTGGAGTCATAAGTTAGTTGGTAAAGTTTCCAAAGAGGTGCAGATACCTATTCCAAAAGGGAAAGACAGAGAATATGTTCTATCCACTATGAGAAACGGCTGCGTGGACTATCTGAATCATATCATAGATAAAAACCGCGCTTATAACTGGTACAAGATTGCGGGCAGAGACAAACGACCAACAGTAGGTAACATAAACATTGTAGACAGTTGGATAGTGAGTCAATACTCAGGAGAGTATAACCCTGCACATCATCATACAGGAGACTTTTCTGCGGTCATCTATTTAAAGATACCACCTAAAATGCAGAGTGAGCTGGACGTAGAGATAAAGGATCACTATCCAGCTAACGGATTGATAGAGTTTCTCTATGGAGAGAACTGTGATATGAGAAGTGATACGATGAAGTATATACCAAAAGAGGGCATGATGTTAGTGTTTCCGTCTTATCTGAAACATTTCGTATATCCATTCTATAGTGAGGGAGAGAGAAGAAGTATGAGTTTTAACGCGAGAATGAGTGTATGATTGACCTTTCACAACACCCTGACGTAGAAGCAGTCCAAAGACTAAAACTTGCAGAGATTGAATCCAAACGCAAACAAGGTGAGTATTTGTTACAGTATATATCAGATACCGCGTTAAAGAGAGAGTATAAACGAAGGGGTTTATAA